GGATAAGCGGTCTGGACAGTACGAACGTGGCGGTGTGGACAGCCGCTCCATCAAGATGCCGCGCCAGCACCTCACCCACGATGAGGCAGAGGAATGGTGCGACAACATGGTGAATGCTGACGGTACTAAGGGCTGTCACTGGACGTTGGAGCAGACGCAGGACGTTGCCAAACAGCGTAATATCACCTGTGACCCGAACGATTTCTGGGCTGTCATGAACATGATGTACTCGGATTATTGCCAGGTCGCAAAGCGTCAGTCCGTTGACACTCCGGGCTTCTACGCTGACATGGCAAAGGCGTTCCTTGAGGACGCGGATGCCGCAGATGGCAAGGCATATCTCTACTGGGATTGCATTGCTGATAAGTAAAACACCCCCCTGTACGGTTATAATTCCGCGCAGGGGGTTTTTCTCACTTATAAAGCAAAGTTTCTTTCCACGAAAAGTTTTTGCATCTTTGATAATATTGTTTCGGCTGGCTGTTCAGTTTACATCTTGCTTCGTCCCACAATAGCCCTGTCCAATATTCGCAATGTTCGCATTTGATGTTTGATTTCTTTTCTTTATCAATCGGTTTCTTGTTCATGCCGTTTCCTTTCTCCCCCTGTGCGGTCGTTGCGGCTGCACAGGGGTTTTTCTATTATGATATTTTATGTTTACTAATCAGCGTTTTTTGAATATGATTGTAATCCAATTATCAGGGTAGTCATCTTCTTCTCTGACTGTCTTTACATATCCAGGCATTTCAAATTCCCAAGCAAGATAGTTCAGAATTTCAAGGTTATGCAGGTCGCAATAATACCAATCCCATGGTTTACTCCATTGCGACCAATGAAGAAGATATGCGTTATCACGGCAAGTAAGGCAAAAGCTGTTGTCTAAAGTGTTTACACTACACGCTTTTGGAAAGGTGTATCTTAGAATACGTTCAGTTCTTTTGTCGCTCCATTTGTTCAGCTTTTTGCTACGAACTCTTTCAGCGATAACAAAGAATCTTTCGACCCAATAGATAATGATAAGAATTAGATACAGAAACCAATAAGGCGTTTGAACATCCTTGTAGTGATAATACCTTATTGTCTTGTTTTCTTTTTTCTTTTCCTGTAGCAATCTTCTGTTTAATTTGTCCAAATCAGCATCACCCCTCCAAGAAATCTTCCAACTCAGTTCTTTTCACTCAATACGAACTTTACAAGTTCTTCAATCTCTTCCAAATTGATGATTATTTCATACCATCCTGCTGAATGCCCTCTATCATAAGCATACCCCCAAATTTTTACCGCTTTCTTTTCTGAAATCCCAAAACCGACTTCTTCTTGAATTGTCTTATAAATTTCTGCGTAGATTTCATCCCTACGCTTCATTTTCTCTTGATTCAGTCGCTTAACTTCATTGTCGTAATCATCGTTGTTCTTTTGCGCTTGTTCTTTATTCCACTTTATCGACTTATTTTCGTCAAACACAAAATTTGATGGAACTCGCTTAAAGCCATAAGGCTTGCATCCCATATTTTCCATTGCTTCATATTTCTGCCCAATGTCAATCCATATGTCATTCATCTAAGAAATCCTCCAATTCAATCTTTCCGTCTGCCGCTGCAACTGCCAGAGCGTACACGAATTGTCCAATCGTCATTCCGTGTCGTCTGGCTTCACGGTTGATGTACTTGCGCTCTTCCTCGCTCATAAGGATGGTAATGCGTTTGGAACGCTTGCCATCGCCGCTTGCAACACCCTGATGCGATTCTGGCATCGGGATTTTTTTCTTTGTCAAGCCAGCTTCGGCTAGTGCACCGGGAACATCGCCTTGTTCGATAAGACGCTGAACTTCTTTCGCCTGTTTCAGCTTCTTCGGCTTACTTTCGCTTACTACGGCATTGTTTGGCTGTGTTTCGCTGTCTTTGGCTTGCTTCGGCTTAATATCGCTTAACCGTGCTTCATTGGGCTGTGCATGGCTGTCTGTGGCTTCACTAGGCTCAATCTGTGCTCGTTCGGCTTCGTTCGGCTTTGCTTGGCTTACTTCTTCTTCCTTTGGCTCACTTCGGCTTAATGGCTGTTCCAAAAAAACAGGCTGAAAATCAAACCCGCCAAGCAAACCTGTGGATTTTTTGCTGGTTGATTTCATTCTTCTTCCTCCATCCGTGCGCCGCAGTTTGGGCAGTAGTTCCAACGTGTATGATGATTTTTTATGTGGCATCTGCTGCACTCAAACCTTGTAAATGTATCGTCCTGCGCAATCCATTCGGCCATCGGATGAAGATTCTTAATGGCAACAGAAGGAATGCTTTTTAAGATGTCAATGGCATTACAACAAGCACCGCATCGAACCCCATTGTAATTTTGACAATCTTTGCAATATGATTTCTTAAACCTTTCCATAAGAACTCGCCGCTCTATGTACTCAACCATTTTTATCCCCCACCACAATCATCTTCGCCAACGCCTTGAAATCCTCTGCGCTTGTACTCTTTGCGGTGTCACCACTAAACAGACTGTGCCGCTCTGCCTGCGCCTTGCGAACGCCCATAGACGGTCTAATCTTCACATCCAGCAGGGTTGTGCCCATGCTCTGTGCAATCACAGGAAGCTGCTCCACAACCTCTTTGGACAGGTTCTCACGGCTCTTGTACTGATTCAGAAGCAAACCTTCAATCTTCAAAGTCGGATTGAAGTATCTGCGGACATCGCCGATAGTCTGCGAAAGCTGGCTCAAGCCAGCAAGTGCGTATCGGTCTGCTGTGATGGGTACGATGATGCTGTTGGCGGCGATCAGCGCGTTCACAAGCGCAAGACCAAGCTGCGGGGGAGTGTCCAGCACAATATAATCATACTGTTCAGACACGCTTTCAAGGGCTTCTCGCAGTCGGAAGTTCTTGCCCATGTCCCGGACAAGCTGCTCGTCAATGTCCTTCAACGCGCTGTCGGACGGAAGGATGTCACCAGCTTCACAGTGCTGGATTCCTTCCTCTACTGTGCCTTGCCGGGTCATCACATCAAACAGGGTGCATACGTCCTCTGTCTGTGCGCCGTAGGTGTCCGTTGCGTTGCACTGGGCATCGCAGTCCACCAGCAGGACTTTCTTTCCAAGCAGCTGCAACGCACCAGCCAGACAGGTGCTTGTTGTGGTCTTTCCTGTGCCGCCCTTCTGGTTGGCGACAGCTATAATTTTTGCCATTTTATCACTCTTTCTTTATTTGCTGTTAAGCGCTTCAATGAAATAGAACGCTGGCATATACTTGTCTACGACACCTGCTTTGTCTACGCTTCTAATCAAATAGCCAACAGGTCTGTCGGGGAATGGCGTTCTGCTTAAAGACAAGATGTCCTTATACGCTGCCTTCACCGTGTCGTAAACCGCTTCTCTGCGTCTCGGCAGCTTGATTTCTGGATGCTCTTTCTTCATCCATTTCTCAACTACCTTCGCTACGTCAATGCAGTCCTGCTTTTCTAGTTCGTCACACACAGACCAGTCAAAATCCTCGTATCCGCTTCTGCGGGGCTTTTTGGCGGCTTTTTGAGGCTCTGTCAACACTTCACTTGCCTGTGCTTCAATCAGCTTCTCAGACGCTTTAATTTTTGGCTTAAACTTGACTGCCACAGCCTTTCGTGCCATAAGGACTGGTTCGTAGGTCACAACAATGTCAGACACGGCATTGATTTCGTCCACCGCAACGTCAAGCACTCGCTTGCGAAGGTTCTTGTAAACGTCATAACTGGCTTCCATCGCACCGAGCTGTTCTCTCAGCTTCTTCAGGCTGATTTCATGCGGCTTATTGTCCATATTCAACCAGTCCCGAAGAATCGAGTAAAGCAAGATGCTGTACTGTGACTTCATTCGTGACGTGTAACGCAGCCGATACCGAACATATCCGCTTTCGGCAATGTCGAAAAAGATAGGGCGAAGGTCTGGGTTGCAGGTAATTGCCACGACGTAAGACCTTGTTTCTGGTACATAATCCAGTTTTGCCCTCGTGAATAGGACAAAACTTTCAAATGTTCCTTTCTCCTTGTCGATAGGAATCGAAACCGTATTGCCTAAAAAGTGCTTAATCTGCGGCTCAATCCTTCTTGCATCAAGGCTTTTCAGTCCAAGAAGCTCTCTATATTCCGCCAAAGTGAACTCCACACGGCTGCTATTTGGGTCTCTCGGATTTATTCTTGACAGGTAAACCTCCAACAGCCGAAGTTCTCCTGCGGTGTAGTCCCTGAACTTCGCCCAAACAAGGGATTTGCTTTTCTCGACAAGGTTGTTGTCTGATATTTTTGGCATCTGCTCACTTCCTTTAATGGTCTAAAAACAGTATATCACAAGTAGGGGGACGCGTCAACCGTTTTCGTCC